ATATTCACCTAATAGGTCCATGTCTGAGCTATGATCTATAGTATAGACTGTGGCCGTACCTTCAGCCACAAACCAATGTTCTGCACGGTCTTGATGACGTTGCATACTGAGGCAAGTCTTAGGATTAACAGTTAGTTCTTTGAGTTTGACATGATTGCCAACTTCATGTAGTACTCGATAGTACCCCCAGGCTCTACCAGTTTTAGGTGCTCGCCATTCGTCGAGTATCCAAGAACTACTGTTTGCCTTATTAGTGCCGCCTACTCCGAACACAAACTCCACATCTTCAAAGACCATTTCAGGAATGTTATCCTTGGTTCTGTCGCCGCCGTTAGCAAAGACTATTTTATCCCTAGGGAACATTTTCTGTACTTGTCTAATAGCATCTATAGCACTATTATCGGTGTCGTTAAACTCTATTACTTTGTGTACTTGATGTAGGTTTTCAATAATAGCTTTGCGTTCAACAGCAGGCATAAATGCTCTGCCTTTTTTGCGTGTGAGCCAAGCATCGCTGTTAATGCCTACTATCAAAAGATTACCTAATTGTTTTGCGGCTTTAAAATATTCAATATGACCGCTGTGTAAGGGATCAAACCCACCTGTGACTAATATTATTTTCATGCAGATATTTATCTGCGTATATAATGAACTAGTTCAAAGAGTGGCGTCTTCTAACCCAGCTGTACGTAGTTTTACAATATTGCTTAATTGCCACTGTTTTATATCTAGGGCCTTGATAATGCCCAACCACTTGTTACGTAACAGTGCAAAATCGTTAATGATCTTTTCAAAATCTACAACATCAGCTTCGCCTTCGACAAACTTTTCACAGTCTCTAGAGCTTAACTGACGTTGATAGGTTTCAAGATATTTTCGAAAGTGTTGACTACGAAGTCTACGAAGTTCGATATTGAGATATTCTAAAATACCTTCAATTTCTTGAAGTTGGTTAAATCGGTTTTCAACAATGCCGGGCATTTGCGCAGAGGCTTTCTCAATGTTTCCCGCTACGCGGACATCTTGTTTTGCTTGAATTAATTCAGCTTCATAATAGGCCACAGCATCGGGTATGTTTGAGATATCCTTTGAAACACGATCATACCAATTCATTTATTCCTCATCTTCGTAGCTATCTTCATCCTCGATCTCTTCTCCGTCGATGACATAATTAATTGCATCATCAAGATATGAGTCAACTCCTTTGAGGCTGTCAAGCACACTTTCTTTGATACCATAATCCATTAGTGTATTAACAAAATCCGCTGCCACATCTTTGCGATGTTTCTCTGGTATGTGTTCTAATACCAATGTCCAAATATCTGCAATTAAATCTTCTTTCATTCAGCGACCTCCAAGTCTGGTTCAACTGTAGTAGTTATCTCAGAAGTGGAAATTTCACCGTGTTTAGAAATGTCTGCCATAGCAATGTCTAGGCCGTCTTTCTCATTACGTTCCCAAGCCTTGCGGAACTGCTTAATGATCTCACCGTCTTTGGTTGTGTAGACAAGGCTGTTACCTTCTTTCTTGAGCATGCCTTTGGCTTCAAACAGATCGACTAATCCACTATATGGACTCATACCTGTTTCATAAGGAATCTCAACCTGCACACTTTCAAACGGCTTTGCGTAACGAGTTTTCATAATCTTACAGGCTGCACGAATACCTTGCACAGTTGTAGTCTTGTTGCCGTCGGCATCAAGTTTTAATTTTAATTTACGCATAGCAACAACAATTGAACTTGCATAGATAAAACCTTGACCACCTGAAATTTTGTCATCGGGATCAAACATATCCTGGCTTGCGTATGTGTGATTAGTACATACCATTCCAATGTTGTAGGCGCCAAACATATTAACACAGTTGCGAACAAGTGCGGTCAATGCCTTAGGCTTACGGCCCATGTCACCTTTCAAGTCACCTGCTTGAAACTGATTAACATCAGTTGGAGTCAACAGCATACCTAAGCTGTCAATGATAAACAAGATCTTAGGACGATCTGCTTCATCCATTGTTTTGTATTCTGCAATGAACTCTGTAATAGTCTTTGCTACATCGTCAATCATGGCCATGTTAAGTTTCAACAACTTGTCTGGACTTGTATCAACGCCAAGAGCGTGTAGCCATTTTTCGTCTAGAGCATTTTCTGTATCGATTAAGATAGGATAGATGCCAGCTTTCTGTGCGTTTGCTACAAGGTTACCTGAACAGATAAATGATTTACCTGCACCACTTTCTCCTGCAAACACAGTTACCTTGCCTAACGGAATACCACGATCAAAATATCCACTAATGAGATAATTTAATGCGTAGTTGTTTGTACTAACCCAGTCGGTTGGGTCGTTGAAGCCAATACTTAAACCATCGATAGATTTAGTAATTGACTTTCTAAATTTAGAAATATCAAATGCTTTTGCCATTATAGATCACCCTTTGATAGTTTCTTCGGACTTACGACAATGTCTTCACGACCGATTGCTTTTAGCCATGTGTTTAATCTGTTAATTATAACAGAATCGTCCTTGGGGTTGTCGAATCTAACATCGATATCGGCAACAGTGTCCCCTGTTTGATCTTCTCTACTGTTAAAACTCAGAGAGAAGTTCTCATTAATTTTTTGTGTTCTTGCCATTATTTTTTACCCTGTTGAGAATAGAGTGTGAGTTGCCCCACACTCTATGTTTAGTCTTACTGCTTCTGACGATTGCGAATCATGGCAAGGATGTCTTGCGCACGACTGTTGTCACCTGCGGGAGCTGCGGCAGCTGGAGCAGCACTAACTGCTGGGGCTGGGGTATCGTCAATGTGTTCATCGACTGGTGCAGAGGCTGCTCTGGCAGCTGGCTTGTTAGGATCTCCAGTGGCTTGACTCATACCTGCTGGTTTGAAATACTGACCCCAACGTTCCATATCATAAGCTTCACCATCTACAGAAGCTTCGAACATTTCTTTCATGACCTTGAGTTCTACATCAGTGGGTTTCTTTGGCAAGAATCCGCTGAGATCAAACAGACCATGTGATTCTATTGCTGCAGATTCTACATCTGTTAGCGAACGCTCACGACGGCTCCACTTTGAAGTAGAGTAGTCAGCAAAGCCACCTTTCGATGTCTTAGCAATACGGAAGTCAAGACCTTTCAAGAAGTCTGTTGGCAACTCATCCAATTCTGGATCCATCAATGCGCTACGGATAATAGCGTAGATCTGAGGTCCGATGATAAATCTACGGATAGGGTTGTCTGGGAGTTTGTCTTCCTTGAGTGGATCTTCAACAACAAAGCCTTGGAAAATGTAACTACGCTTTTTCCAATACTTACGACCCATTTCTTCTAGACTCTTGTCTTTGAACCAACCACGCACTTCTGAAAGGATTGGACATGCTGTGCCGTCGTTGTACATTTCCACGCAAGGAACTTGCACTTGAACTGACCTACTGTCTGTTTCGCCTTTGATTCCTGCGAACGGCAGTTTGATCATTGCACGTTCTACCCAGAAGAATGTGTTGTTGGGATTGCCATCAGGTAAGAAACGTACGACAGCTTCTTTGCCTTCTTGCATGTTCCAATGTGGGTAAATTGCGTTGTCTCCACCGCCGGTGGATTGTCCTGTGGACTTTGATTGTGCTTCTTGAAGTTTAGCACGGATTTCTGATAATGTTGCCATTTTAAATGCCTCCTATGTTATGCCTAAAATGTTTATATGCCTTATGCACACGTTTTATTATGCGCTTTTTATTTATCAAGGTCAACGATTATCTGCTAGTTTTTCGATTTTATTTTGCCAAAAGAAAAAGCGGGTCAAGCCCACTTTTCCTTATACTTCGCCATTGCCCGTTGCCTAGCTAGCCATAATCTAAACTTTACATAGTCCGATAGTTCATCTTCATCAACTACCTTACCAAAGGTTCGAGCCTTTAGATTGCGGCCAAATGTGACTTCATCATCAACGATGAAGTCACTATCATCTAATCCAAAATTACTTCGCTGGAGTAGCGGCTTTTGCGTCTGCTTTAGCTGGCTCTTTCTTAGCAGGTTCGCTTTTTGCAGGCGTTGCTGCC